AACAACGCACATGGGTTGGGCTTGACTCCGAAGAAATTAGAAAAGCCAATCATCAGATGGTTGATGGGGCGTATCACTACTCATTCAAGCAAGGCGCTGAATGGGCAGAAGCCAAAGTGAAGGAGCTAAACACATGACACAAGACCAAATCATTGAGATGGCTAGGCAGGCTGGCTTTGTTGAATACGAGCTAGATGATGGCACTACAAACGCCTTTGATAAACGCTATGAAATCTTTGCCAAACTGGTAGAAGACAAAGTAACAGCGCGTTATATGCAGTTGTTTCTTGACCCTGAGAATCAGCCAACGCAATTTGGCACGGCAACGCAAGAATACCGAGAGCAAGAAATTAAAGACGAACGTGAGGCGTGCGCCAAGGTGTGTGATGGCATGGTGCTTTACACCGGACACGACTGCGCCGAAGCAATCCGCGCAAGGGGCCAGCAATGACGTGGCCATTCCCACCAGCCACCGGCCCTGTGCCGTGGACTGCGCAGCAGATCAAAGATTACGCGCAACAGCAACGCGCACAACTGCCAGAGGCTCCGCTATGAAACATTGTTGGCACATCAAAAGTTATACCGTTCGCCTAAAAAAGTGGAAAAACTATCCTGATGGTGGCGGAACAAACTTTGAAGCAACCCATTTGCTTGGTCGCGCCTTATATCTAAATTCAAAGTTACCGATCAAACAAAGACAGATTGACGTTCGAATTCGTGGCAAGCGTGATGGCGCTTATGTACTAAAAGGGAGTTATTCAAAATGAGTAAAGAATCACTGAAGCTGGCGCTTGAGGCGTTGAAAGGCGCTCTTAACCACGGCGATTTTAGCAATGGAGTGACAGATCCAACTGGAACAGTTGATGAGGGTGTTGTTCGTGCTATTGATGTAATTCAACCTGCAATCAAAGCCCTAGAAGAAGCACTAGCCAATGAAGATGCAGATGCAGAAATCATTAAGTATCACGAGGCAACTATTGCGCGTTTACAGGAAGCACTAGCTAAGCAAGAGCAGGGTGAGCCTGTGGCGCATTGTGAGGCTGGGCCAAACTATTGCTGGAAATGCTTGGAAGAAGCTAAACCAACCTACGGTAGCGAAGAAATACGAAAGTTGCGTGAAGTTATTGCTAGTCAAGCAAAAATCATTGAAGACCATATTCCTGACGCCAAGAAAATGGTTAAGACGGGGGAAATATGAGCATAGGTTTTTTAGCTGGTATTCGTGGAAGTTCAATTAAAAGATCGGCAACCCTGCCACATCCAGAAAGCATTGATTACAAACGTAGAAAAGAAATATCGTATATGGATTGGATGGAAATTTGGAAAGAGATTCTTCCCAAGGATCAATATGAAAAACGAAGCGCAGCATTGAAAAAACTGACAATGTCCGACACGGACTTTAAGGAGTAAGACATGAAGTACGAAGACATTAAAGATTTCAATCAACGCTGTGAAGAACACAAAGATCATCAAACCGGAATGATCTCCACAGGAATATTGGCTTGCAGGATGCAAGAGGAAATTGACGAACTGCGTGAGTACATCGAACAACGCACATGGGTTGGGCTGACGGATGAGGAGATGTATAAAGTGTGGTTAAGCGTAGATGAAGAAAATGACCGCATGGCATTTGGAAAAGCCATTGAAGCCAAACTAAGGAATAAAAATGGATATTGAATCTAAACTTGCAGAAGTTCTACGTTATGAACCAACCACAGGATTGTTGTTTTGGACTGATAAGGCACATAAATCAGTAAAAAATAAACAAGCTGGAACAGTAAATCATCTTGGTTACATCATTGTGTTGTTTAAGGGTAAGCCATATAAAGCACATCGTCTTGCGTGGCTTTTGACGCATGGTTGTTGGCCTAGCAAAATGATTGACCATATTGATAACAATACATCAAACAATGCAATTTTAAATTTGCGTGATGTAGACAACAAAACAAACCAATGCAATCGTCACAAAGCCAGAATTGACAGCAAATCTGGACTAATGGGTGCATCCCCTTTTCGAAACAAATGGAAAGCGCAGATCAAGCGCAATGGTGTTATTAAATATCTTGGTCTTTATGACACAGCAATTGAAGCGCATGAAGCCTACAAGTTGGAGAAGAACACATGACCGAACTAATGGAAGACCTCATGGGCTTGCTGGCAGTGTGCGTGATCTTTCTGATCTACTTCAAATAAATCATTAAGCAAATTGACGAGTGCCTACCAAAGTCACTTGGTAGCGCCTCGCACCTTTTCCCATGATCTGCCTGCCACGTATCCGGTCATCACGACACCGAACAGTGTCAGCACTGGCTCAGGGATAGCAAGCATCCATGCCTTGAATCCTGCTGTGAATGCCGCAGCAGCTTCTGGCTTAAAAATAGTCAGGATGCCCATTGGAATGCTCCACAGCAAGAGAATATAGACCACGTACAGGAACGATGGTCTTGCTCTGCTTGTCCATGGGTCTGTGCTTTGTGCCTCTGCGATGATGGCGCTCAGTTGCACTTTGATTTCGTCAAGGTCTCCGGCCTGCTGCATTTTTAGCAGTTCTAGTTGCGCCTGGGCTTTTGCGGTTGGGTCTGGAAATAGTTTGTCAATCAGCTTTGTTCCAATGCTGAAAATTCCACCAATGGTGACTGGGTCAATCATGGGTATTTTCTCCGGTCAAGTTCGAAGTGTGGGCCATCTTTGAACGATCGCCAGTCTCCACCCCAGACGATAGCCACATCGAGCTGATTGGCTGCTTCTTTCATGGCTATTGCGATCTTGTTGTACAGCGGCCAGTCCCATCGAACTTCATCTTCAACCCAAGCCCCAAGATCGACTGCATGTCCTGTGATGTGACGTGAGTTGAGAGTCTGACTGGCACCAGCCTCCATCAACATCTTCTGGCGCTCTGGTGTTCTCAATCCTTCAAGGACTGCGAAGTCCACGGTGCTGATCTCAATGGCACGCTCCACAACTTTTACCAAGTCTGGATGAACGCCCTTGAACCGATGAACAGATCGAGGGCCGAGTTTGTACATGGCTTAGTGCTTCCAGATACTGACAACGTAGCCAGCAATTACGGACACGCCAGATACCACAGACATGCCAAACCAGAACCCACCACGGCTCTTATTGGCTAGCTCAAGCAATTCCTCGATGTGCCGTTCCATTTTGTCGACCTTCTTGTCCTTGTCATGAACTTTTTGCCAGAGCACTCCATATTTGACTAGGTCGATCTCGTTGCCTTCTGCCATAACATCCGTCTCCAACATTTAGATGCCCTGGCCGGGCGTGACGTAGACGGTGGTCGCGCCAGAAGCCAGACCGCTAAAAAATGTGTCCTTGTTGAAGCGCAGGATTTCAACAGCGCCAGGAAGCAAAGCGATGGCGTCTGAAGGTGTACCAGCAACAGGGGCCACCGAAGCGGCCTGGGCCAGTGCAGCTGTTGGGCCAGTGCCCAAGAACACAGTGTTCGTGCCTGCGTTCACGAAGCGGTATTGGCCTGCGTTCTGGGGGTTGAATTTCTCCGAGACTGGAGCCTGGACGCCTGTGGGCGCCGTTCCTGCGGCAGACACGGCAATGGTCTTGCCAAGGGGTGTAAATGCGATTTGCGAGTTAGTGGACATGATTCAACCTTTCAGAGAAGCGATGGAGAGACTTTGTTCTTGCGCCGAGTGTAAATGGGTTGGCCAAAGAACGAGTCGTAGTAACCAATGGTGGCAATCGTGCCGGTCAGGTAGTTAGTGCCATCTGAGCCGATCCGCATCTGCGTGACCGTTGGGATGGTGGCCGTGGTGTCTGTTACCACTGCGCCTGCGTCCTGACGTGCTTTGCAGTCGTTGGTGGACCACCAGCCGGTCAGGTTGTACGCTGTATTGGCCGCAATGGTTCCAGCATCAAGTTGGGCCTGTGGTGTGCCGCCGTCCACGATGTACAACTCCGGGTTCGTTGTGTTGCCGCGCAGCGCAATGATCTCGTTGGCGGTGCCATCGTCAAACTGCACCAATGGGCGCACGCCTGACACAGTAGACGGGGTGACTTGCGCCAACGCACCACCTTCACCCGCTTGCCAAAAATCGCTAAAGTTCGTCCCTGTCATTGTGGCAACATCGGCGTTGCGGGTAACTGTGGCTGCAACTGCTGGAATGTAACTGGTGGCAAAGGCTCCGGCCTCAAGTTGAGAGCCGTACATGTAAACACCCGATGTGTTGTCTGACGTATAGGCAACAAAACCAAAAGCAGACCCAGCAGCGGCAGTTGGGCTGTCGGTCAGGCAAATAACTGGGTTGCTTACTGCGACTATGGTTGTCACAGAAACACGATACCAACCGTTACCAAGCGCAGATGTTGCCGCCGTAGTCCCAGTAATTGTTCCCGAGTTTAAAACTTGAACAACCGCGCCTGTTCTTGGATCAAAATCAGCGCACCCAAAGTTGGTGGAGGAACTGGACAAACTCAATCGAATATAACGAGAGCCTGATTTTTGTTTGACGAATGCGGAAAAAGTGTGCGCGGTATTACTTCCTGCGGTTGTAAAGTACATCCCGTGGCGAGTGCTACTTGTGGAGTTTTCCACGAGGGACAAGGCATTCATCTGCCCACTGGGTGCCGTAACACCCGCAACATTGTTTACAGTTGTTACGCCTTGAAATGTCCATCCGCCTGAAAAATCACTATACGAAATGAGATTGGTGCGCGCTTCTTCAATCAAAAGACCATTACAAATCAGCGTAACTGGATCGTAATCAAAACGTGGAAGATTTGCGTTAATCGCTGTGACGTAGCCGGAGCTATTTATATACGTGGCCGTGTTTCCGGCACGAGTAAACGTTACGCGAGGATCAAGAGTCGCCGTGGTGAAATCCAAAGCAAGTTTAGGGAGCACTCTTTCCGTTGCGGTTACTGAGTATGCTGGCGTAATCATTTAATCAAGCCCCTTTCGGTATGACTTCATATCGAATAACTACGGCTCGGTTCCCCGCAGAACTAATGTTGAAATTGAAACCAATAAGCGTCCCGTTTCTGTCGTTTGAAATGGTGCATAGTTCTGGAAGTGGCGCAGAGGTGCCATAGCTGCCTGACACTAAACGCACTTCATAATTGCTGCTTACCGTAAAGGTCGAGTAGTACCCTGTTGCGGTGCTGCCCGTGATAGTCGCCCGGTATTCCATAATCCAACCGTTAGCCGAAAAGCCAGTTAGATCAGTGGTTTCAGAACTAAATGTGGGGCTACCAATCACGTTTGCGCGAGTCACCGTAAAAGGCATACTGTCAAATACTACAAACGGTTTGGTAGGTCTGGTATTAAATTTCCAGTTCTTGCAGAATTTAACATTTGCGTAATACGTGTTAGCAGCGTAATCAGCCACAACAGAACCGCCATTCACGCTTATTCCGTCTATACCTTTGAACTGCAACCAATTGTCAAAACAGCAGTTGCTGATGTTTACGTCTTCGTACACTTGCAATGATGATGTTGCGGAAGGAGCACTTACAACAAAACATCCATCAAATTCAGAATTTGAGTTATCAAAATGCGCGTCTGAAACACGAATGTTCTTGCGTGGCAGAAAGCCAGATGCTGCCGGGTCTACACCGTCATAGATAAGCGCACCACCAATGTTATTTGTGAATACGCCTCCAATAACTTCAATGTCTTTGATGGCTGTTCCAACACCATAGCCTTCAAAGTCAAATGGTCTACCGTATAAACTCCCGTCAAAACGAGCGCCACGCATTCCGCTATTCAGTGGCGATGTGGTGTCCAAGTCTTTCCCATTGTTTCTTGCATCGCACCCAATGAACTTGACGTTTTGGACAGAATCAATAACAAACCCGTGGCGGCGGTTCCAGTCAAACACGCAATCTTGAACAACGATATTCTGGAAACAAAGACCATCGTAAACATCGGTTGCGGGTTTGCTGCCTGCGCTAAATAACTCCAAGCCGTCTGTGCCGCAGTAAACTGCCGAGCAATTTAACAACGTGACATTTGAAACAAAACCCAAAAACCTAAACCCATGTCTGCCACCATCTTCTGACGGGGAATCAATGGCAGTTTGATTTTGTCGGTTGCCATCAACGTGTACATTGAAAAGAAAAATGTCAGATTTTGCGGAAGATTGTCCGTCAATTGTTACCGGTGAAACAAAGTCAGTTGAACCTGCTTTTGTCTTAAGCCGGATGTTTTGCAACGTCATGTTGCTTTTGAGGTTTACCGAAGTGACAACATACTCAAAACCAAGACCGTCTAAAGTTGCACCAACAGGCAGCGCATCAACAGCCGTTTGAATCGCAGCCGTGTCATCCGTCACCCCATCACCAACAGCGCCAAAGTCTTTGACACTGACTACCTGCGCCAGCTTCTCGCAAACAGGGTAAGAGACAGCGCCAGTGAATGGTGGGTTATAGGTCACACCGCAAGCGTCTGGGCTGATGCCCGAGCCGTCTGGGAAGTTGTAGACCATCGAGCCTTTGCTGTCTTGCACCAAGATGCTGAAGTTCACCCCGTCCACATAGATTTGAGCAGGCGAGCCAGAGCGAGAAACGTAACCGTTGATGGTTCGCAGTGGCTGTGCTGCCACAATTGTGAGTGCAGAGTCGTAGTACGCCACGACCGGGTTGGTCTGTGGGTTCAGATTAGGTTCGCCAATCCAGACGTAACCGTTCTCCAGTGGCTGCCCATCGCGGCCTTGAAAGACCGGAAAAGGGACTTGAATCGAGAGTGCGGACATTTATGGTTTCTCCTGGTCAAATTGGCGTTCGGTCTGGATTGCGTTTTGCAACCATTGAATCCTGGCGTCCAATGCTTTCGGCAGCTTGGCTGCGTCTGCAAATTTCTGGAAGGATTGTGACATGGCTTGCATATTTTGTGTTGTCTTTGTGATTTCAGAATCCGCCTGTTGGTGGCTTTGGCTTTGGCTGAGATCGCAAAGACTTTTCAATTGCACGCTCAATGGCTTTTTGCTGGCGCACATCAATAATTTTCTTTGCCGCTGATGCTCCTGCAACTGCACCGCCCGCAGCTCCTACTGGGCCACCAGTCATTGCACCAATTCCAGCACCAGCCAATCCACCCGCAGCGCTGATTGCTTTTTTGGAAAGTTCTGTCTGAAGATTTAACGCAGTAGTGGCTGTGCCACTTGGGTTTGGGTCAAATGGGCGAAGGATGCGAGCACCGACGCGCAATGTGTCCAAACGATTGGAAAGATCATCCCCAAGCAATTGTTTGGTTTTTCCACGATATGGAGCCATTTGCCGACTCAATGTGTCATCTGTGCCTTTCCAAACAACAGCACCACCCAAAGCTGCTTCGGTTGGGTCAATGTTCTTTGAGATCATCTTTTCAACCAAGTGAGCACGAACTTCGGCTATAGCTTGTTTTCCAAGCGCCTGAAGTTCTGGTGTTGGTAATGCATCCAGTGTGCGAATGATATTGTTAAACTGAGCTGTGTTTTTCGCTGCATAGTTCACCAGTTTATCTGGCAAAACATCTAATGCAACAGCGCGATTCACACCTTCTGGCCCACTGATGTCAAGAATTTGAGCAAGCCCTTTGGGGTCTTCAAAAATCTCACGATATTGCGTGCGCTTAGCTCGTGCGTCCTTGTAAATGTCTGAAGGTAAAACAGACAAAACATCTTCATCAATTGCATCTTTTAAACCGCTAACTGCTTTCATGGTTTGCGGTTTTGTGGGGTCATACAAGCGGTTTGCTTCTTGCCGAATGCGCTCTGCTGTTGGTGCATCAATGTCAGATAAATTACCTTTTTTATCCATGACACCAAGGCGTATAAGTTCGGCACGCATGTCACGCGCAACAGTGCGTCCATCACCTTTGAAGTTGGCTGGCTCATTGATGAAATCTTTAAGACCATTTAATCTAATTCCACCTTGTCCTGCTGCCGCTTCATTGGCTTGCTTATAAATGGTGCTGATTTGATCGTTATACCAGTTCTGGTAGCCTTCAAGCGGTGCGCTTATAGCCTCACCTCTAGTTAGAGAATTAGCGCCTGCTGTGCCTCCTGTATCGCGTTGAATAGCCGCTGCATATTCTGCAAGGCGCTGAGATTCAAGATCAAGCTGTTGGCGCATTGGTTCTGCGCCTTCCAGTTTGCTCAACATGATCTCGGTTTGAATTTGATTTTTGTCTCCAGTGCGTGCGCCAAGTCTGCGCGACTCCGGTGGGATACCAATAGCATCCAAAACTAAATCGCGTTTTCCTGTGGTTGCAACGTCAAGTGGTGCTGAAGATGGCCTGGCACGTACACCAGCATCTGCAAGCACGTCCAGTGGTGCGGCCTTCATCGCCATTGCTGGAATGGTTGTTTCAATTGGGACTGCTGCGGATGGCGTTACCATTTCACGCACTGCTGTGGTAGCCGCCTGTACTGGTTTAGCAATGGCTTGACCTGTTGTTCTGGCCGCCTGCTGTACTGCTGTTGCACCACGCTGGGCAGTGGCCTGCACAATTGGTGCAGCCTGTCTTGTGGCCTGTCCTAGCGCGTTTAATCCAGCGACTTGCGGAATGATAGGTGGCAATGCACTGGCCAAAAATTGACCGGCTGTTTGGGTCATTTCCTGTCCTACTTGTCCACGTGGCTGGTATGTTAGCGCCTGCGCTCCTTCAGCTGCGGCTTGCTCGACTGCACGCATAGCTTCTGGCGTTCCAAACTGACCGGAGAGGATCTGCTGAGACAAACCTTGGAGAGTTCCTGCCAGTGTGCCAAGCGTGCCACCGAGTGCGCCAGTGCCAAGAGTCAGCGCTGTCTCACCAGCTCCAACAATTTGTTGGCCAATACTTGGTTCTTGTGGTGGTGGAGCAATCTGCTGCTGCGTGACTGCTGTCGTTTCCTCTGACTTGGCAAGATGGTAAGCCTGCGCCACGGTGTCGAACTCAGGCGTTCCGCGCTTGGCAGAATTCTGAACAATCCATGCTGCGTATTCGTCTGCGGTTGCCATTTATTGACCTCCGCGCAAGATTGCGTCAGCTTGAGATCGAACATCTACCTGTTGAGTCTGTGCTGGTGTTCCTTTGGTTGGAATTTGAGCAACAGCCTGTTGGCGTCGTTCGTCAGCAATCTGTTCTGGTGATCGGTATTTCTTAGATACATCACCAACGATTCGCTGTGAGAAGTCGTTGAAAGTCTCGCCAGGCTTGGTTGCGTAGTCGCCAGCAACAAATGTATTCTTGGCACGTGTAAGCACGCCATTGTTTTGGGCAAGCCAGTCGGTCTTAGAATTGTTGATAGATGCGTCAATGTCTTGCAGTTTGGCCATGCCACGAAGGAAACTAGACAAGTCTGTGGCAGATGCGTTATCGCTTGGAAACCCCTTTAGAGCCATTGCAATATCTCTGTCTGTCGCTGGCCCTGGTGGTAATGACTTGATGGCTGCTGTGTTTCTTAGGCGTGTGTATTCTTGGCGAAGTTGAGTCATACCGCCTTGAAAACCTGCTCCCTTTTTCAAAAAGTCTGAGGCGCTGGAAAATACACCATAGCCACCACCAGATTCGTCGAGGCGTTTGGCTAAATCGTTGAACTGATCGGCAGATTGTTTGGATGTTGATGCCAAAACTGCTGACTCGTTTATGAGTTTGCGAGTGTCTGCTGGGATGTCGTTCAGATTCTTCTGGATGCTTGAGAACTTTTCAGCAACCGTTACAGCAGTGACTTGCGAATCTAAATTTAAACGATTTGACCGATCACTGATTTGGCTTTGTACGTTTTTAATATCCCAATTGGTTTTGTTTAAACCTGCGACTGCTAAACGCTCTGCAAAATTTGCATCGACTTGGGCTTTAGCTGCTTTTGCTTGTGCCTCAGTCAATTCAGATGGTGCTTTTGCTTCTGCTCTAGTTGTAGAAAGTGTCTTATCAACATTCTCAAGCAGTTCCTTACCACCAGGCAAAGTGGCCATCATTAACCCAATGGTATTTTGCGCACCAGTAGGATTCAGATCAATCAATTGCAAATAGGTTTCTGTGGCCTTAGCTTCTTGCTCACGGCCTGCATTGCGCTGTGCGGTTGCTTGATTTGTCAACCTTTGTTTTGCAATATCAATTTGCCCTGACTTGATAGCAGAATAAACTTCACCGCCCATCCGCAAATCAGTTTGTTGTTGATCTTTGGTTTTTCTTTCAAAACCTTGAGTGACGATTGCTGCTTGATCTTTAGGCAAAAAAGGAGCTACACGGTCAAAATCTGCGGCTGTTGCATTTGGATTGGTTAATATGGCTTTTAAATCTGCCTGACCTGCTGCGGCTCGTTCACGCGCTTGCGCTTGCGCTTGAATTTCTGCAACGCCTGCGCCCATCTTCATACCGCCAAGTGCGGCTTCAAATGGGCTTTGCACATCGACAGAGTAGTTGATTGGTGCTTGGAATGGGTTAATGGTTGCCATGTGTTTTCCCTCAGACCTTGCTGTAGTTGACCATCAAATAACCACCAGATTCAGATACAGCATCAGGATAAACGCCTTGAACTTCTTGCGCCATTAGGCCAACTTGACGGCCACCACCCCAGATGTATTCAAACTCATAGACGTTCAGTCCATCTGGTCGTGTGCTAATTTTCTTGATATTCTTTTTCAGACGAATATCACTAAATAAATCACCAAATCCCATGCCTGCCTTACCGCCTGCACCGTATTGCATGCCAAGGAATTGAGCTGGCATGTTTAAGACTTGACCGTAGGCTTTGGCTTGGCCAAGTTCACCGCCTGCAAGTGCTGCACCTTGCTGACCCAACAGGTTCGCCACGTTTGTGCCTGTCTCCATGCCAGCAGCGCCAACACCGGCAGCAGATCGCTGGCCTAGTTGTGTCATGCCACCCAAGCGGCCATATTGTTGCTCGATCAACGAATTGAGCATTTGAGGACGGAATTGAGCCAACGCTCCTTGGATGTTTCCACCACGCAGGCCACCAGTGGCAGATGCGCTTTGGAGCAATGCTTCCTCTCCTTGTTTTGCAAGTGCTTGGAATGTTTCTCCACCACTGATGCGCTCGATTGCTGCACGCTCTGCTTCTGGCCCTTTAAGACCAAGAAATGCTTGCTGCGCTTCAAGTGCCGGCACACCAGCCTCGGTGTAAGGCTTGAGCAAGGCTTGCAGCGCATCAAACTGACGACGCTGTTCAGCGATTCCTGCGCCAGCTGCACCGGCTTGAATACCTGCGGCTTCGCTTGCAGCATCGGCTTGCATCATGCCGCCGATGAGTTGGCTTCCACCAACTACTAGGGCTGTTATTGGATCAGGCATTGCCAAACTCCTTCATGTAGTCTTCAAATTTCTCGCCATACAACTCCATGACCAAGTGAGCATTCCTTGTGGCAAATCCTGGGCCATGCGTAAGTGATACAGCCATCAGGATCAAGTCGTAATAGCCTGCACGCCAGACAAATGATCTGGCATCAGATTGGCCTGCACGCTCTGCTGTGTCAGATGCTTGCCACTTCAAGATCATGGCCGCAAGTAGTGGCACTAGGTAGTGGCTGTGGGTGATAAAGAATTGGTTTTGATGCATGCCAACTAGTGTGTTCCAGATGGTTGCATTCAGGTCTTTGCGCTCGACCGTGTCGCCATCGGCAACATCGTCAAACACCTGAATGGCATCGTAGACCATGACAAGCCATTCCACGACTGGCGCAGGAAGCATAAGAACCCTTTGCAGATTCTCTTTGAGCCAATCGATACCAGTCATGCGCAACTCCTGTTCGGGATGAGCTGCTGGTGGCCCGATAGACTCAGCGCCTTTATTTTCCCACATTTCAGCATTTGGTCAATCTTCCATTTCAAATTCACGTTCTTCCCATGCCTGGCAAACGCGCAGGTCGTGGCAGATGAACTCGAATTTGGTGCAGTAGCCACGGAAACCAGCATCGGTGTCTCACTCATTGCGAGGAATGCGCTCCATCTTGGCCTGTGTCATGGTGCTGTTGTCGTAGTACTCGCAGTTGGAGCAGCGATGACGACGAGACTCTTTTTCATCCACTTGCATGGCTTTGCCAACCGCAATCCAGTAGGTTTTGTTGGCCGTTGGCTCGTTGCTTGGATTTTCAGGGCCAAGCATCCAATCATCAATAGCCACTTGAGTGTTCTTCTTGTTCTCTGCTGTGGTGATGAATTCATCATCCATTGGCAGACCCATAAAGCCCTTGGGCATCATCATGAATTTGTCCATGCTGTTTCTCCTTTAAGTGATTTCGCGGCCAGAGGCGCGGATGGTCAGTGATGTGGCTGCGCTTGCGATGGTGCTGATATAGCCGCCAGGTTCGAGAGCTTGACCGACCAGCTCTGGGCAGGTGTAGGTTTCATCGGGTGCGATGGCGCGGGTGTCCAGGATCAAGTTGGACGCACCTGGGCTGCCTCCAGATGTCACCAAGTTGACGCTAATGGTCACGTTTCCAGCTGTGGTGTTGGTCACGGTGAATTTGTCGATGATGGCTTTGCAGTTCACTGCTGTGTACTGTGTGGTCTGGCTGTTCTCAGCCTGTTTTGCTGGGATCAGCACCTTGATTGTGACTGCCATAGTATTTCCTTATGTTGGTGCAACGTATGCGGTGATGATGCCATTGGTGAAGGTCAGGGAGCCGTTTGCGCCTAAGACCGTGAGCTTTGCCAGTGCTGCTGTTCCAGAGATGCCTACGTTCTGAAACGCCATCGTGCCAAGGCCACTGACATCAATCGTAATCGCCCCAGCTGTGTTGGTGATGGTGATATTTGCACCAGGCGTGAGTGTGGCCTTGGTCAGCGTGTTGCCGGTGCTGTTGCCAATCAGGAGCTGGCCATCTGTGAACGAACTTTGGCCACTGCCACCAGATGCTACTGGCAAAGGAGAGTCCAGACCTGAAATCTCACCGCCTGTGATTTTTACGTTGTCAGAATTTTGAGCCGAAAGCGTGCCAAGCTCTGATCTCGGGGCTAGAGCCAGCAGCTCTAAAGCCTGGGCAAGCCTGCTGATCTGGGCCAATGCGTCGTTTGCTGTGGCTGCTGCGTTATCAGCCTGATACTCGAAGTCGGTCCCGACGATGACCTGGATCTGATCGACTGTGGAGAACAACAGCTCAAACTGCCGGATCTGCTGCTGGTCGGTCAGGAAGGTGGCAAGCTGATCTCGCGTCAGATTGAGCCTTCGGGATGTGGGTGCGGTTGCCATCAGTAAGCTAACGCCTCGATCTGTGCCTCAAGCCGGACGAAGGAAATGTGCGCATCGCTGTCGCCACGGAAGCGCTGAATGCGCCAGTTGCGCATGTGGCCCTGCTGAAACCATGCGAGGCGCTTGGCAGTGCTTCCTGTTGTGCCCACGGCAATGCTGCGGTCTTGACTCCAAGAGATGCCGTCTGTGCTGTAGCTGGTGCTGATCTGTGGGTTTGTGCCCAATGCCACGCT